AAATGTTGATCAATGGTGTTATTGACATCACCTGGACAGTGATCAGAAATTTTAATGTGTCGTCGGGTGTGGGCAAGATTAGCATATGTTATTCTGGTGGTGGTGGTGGTGTCAGCAGCCTGTATGTGGATGATGTACGTATCACCAAAGGTGTGGCTAGGTATACTGCTAACTTCACCCCCGCCACTGAGGCATTCCCAGACTCCTAAGGGCGTGTTTATGACAGGCCTTGATCATCCAAGTGAAGCACAAACCACAGCCAATCTGGGTGATCATGACTGACACAGATGCTACGCACATGATGTGCTGGCAGGGGTCTGATCAGTTGATTGCGTAAGCCTGCCGCAAATATCACAGCCATACCACCTGTCATGCCGTGTCTGAAGTCTGACTGTTCAGTTTGAGTCAATTTGAGCACACGTGGATCTGCCAACAACATGGCCTGTGCGGCAGGACTAAAACGGTCCAATAAAAAATAAGTGGTCTGCATGGCTTGATTATACTTGAAATACCTGGCTTGTTCAACCTGAAAAGATGCCAATGCTAAATAATACAACACAAGAGGATACCTGATGACCTGGCCCACACAAACCATAAGCACTGCCAATCTGGACGCTGGAGCAGATGAGCCACGCCTGGCACGTGCAGATCTTTACAGTGCAGTGCAAAGTCTAAATGCCTTGATCACCACAGTGAATCTGGGCGCAGCCGCGGATGGCAATTTTCTCAAGTTTGTGACCAATGGCAACATCTACCCACACGATCACTACAACACAGTCAACAGTTACACACAACAACAGCGAATCACACAGGCCAATCTAACCATAAGTTCAGGTGTGGTGTCCTGGAATCTAAACACACAGCAGGCTGCACAGATCACACTCACACAAAACGTCACATTCTCAAATCCCACCAATCAACAAGCAGGTGGCACCTACACAGTGTTGGTCAAGCAAGATGGCACAGGTGGCCGCACCATCACATTTGGTAATGATTATCTTTGGCAAAACAACTCAGTACCTGTGCTGACATCAGCCAGTTCAGCAGTGGATCTTTTGGTATTTTACAGTGATGGCACCAAGATGTATGGCAGCGCCACAAGGAACTTCAAGTAATGTGGTCACGGCCCCAACTGCATAACCATACAGATGGTGCGTTACCTGGTGTGAGTGGTCTGCATTACAGCAAATCACCCAACCTGACTGCCACCCTGGCAGGCACCACCACTGAATTGTTTGCCACGTATGAGCCTGTGGTTGCCCTATGGTGGCGTCGTGATCCTGCCTATATCACAGAAGCCAATCCTGCCGCACCTGTGATCACAGCCAACTACAATGAGATGCCGTATGGCATATGGAGCATATATCACACACCCAGCACCTTTGAAGGTAGCTTTGGCACTGATGTGATTACCATGGCAGCCACAGGACAAGATCCTGACTATTTTGGCGGAGCCCTGAGTGGTTGGCATTTTAGCACATCATACAGTCAAATAGCCGCAGTGATCACAGGATTTTCGTGGGACACGTGGAATCATTATGTGTGGCGTGGTCGCTCAGCAGGTTGGCAGCTGTATGTAAATGGACAGTTGATTCGCACCATCACCAACACATACAATGCCAAGATTGCCACACCCATCAAAATTGGATATGGCAACAGACCCACGATCGCAGGTGCAGAAGCCCCCATTTCATACACCTTGCACAATCATCGTGGCACAGGCTGCGTGGATCAATTGTGGATAGGTTATACCAAAGAAAACAATGTCAACAACACTTTCAACATACTTGATTATTATGATCGTGGATATGTGGACTTGGGCCCACAGGGCACACGTGGATATCAAAACAAGACTTTGGAAACTCCCAAGTTTTACAAAAAGTTTGATTACCCATTTGAAGGAGTTGTGGTGCTAGCCAATGATACACCATACACAGTTAACCAGCAGTACAACTGCTCAAATTATTAAAAGGAGACTTAAATGTCAGCAGCCAGTAATTATTTAGAAAACAAAGTATTAGATCACGTGCTTGGAGAAGGTGCCAGAACGTTCACCAGTCCAGCCACCTTGTATCTGGCCTTGTTCAACAACACATCAGGAAATGCCCTGGCCAATTTGGAAGCAGGCACACTCACTGATGAGATCAGCACATCAGGCACAGCCTATGGTCGTCAGACTGTGGACTTTGCCGCAGCCGCATCAGGTACAGCAGCCACCAATGGCACTGTGACTTGGACCACTGCCACTGCGTCGTGGGGCACAGTCACACATGTGGCTGTCATGGATGGTGGCACAGTGGGATCAGGCAATGTGCTGTTTTATGGTGCATTGACTGCCAGCAAGGCCATTGACACAGGCGACACATTCCAAATCTCTTCAAGCAACCTAACAGTCAGTCTAGCCTAATCGCTCCTTAAGGGGGCGCAATGCCAGACTATCTAAACTATGTTGAGTATGACTACGTAGCGGAAAACTACGTGGTGGGTGAACGCAGAGCCAGTGCTGATCTTGTCAGTGCAGGCACTGTGGCCACGTCTGCTGACAAAATTAGAACAGCCACTGCCACCCTAACAGCGGCGGCCACTCAAACAGTCACGGCTGCAAGAACCAGAGGCGCCACGGCCACCATCACAGCGGCAGTGGCTCAAACAGCCTCCTCCGCCAGAACCAGAGGCGCCACGGCCACCATCACAGCGGCAGCGGTTCAAACAGTCACGGCTGCAAGAACCAGAACAGCCACTGCCACCATCACAGCCCAGGCCGCCTTGTCAGGCACACCTGGACGCGGACGCACAGGTGCAGCCACACTGGCCTCAGCAGACACCTTTGCTGTCACAGCCACACCTCAAAAGAACTTTGTGGCAGGTCTCACCAGCCAATTTGCCTTTGCAGCCTCAGCGGATAGAATAAGAACTGGCCGTGTGACGGGTCGCACAGTGACCTGGACAGATCAAGACGATTGGTACTACTGGGAAGGTGTTACCTGGGATGGCATAGATGGCATTGTGGGTCAATTTGTGATTGATCTACAGCCCACAGTGTCAGGCAGTGCCTATATCAGTTTGAACAGCACGGCCACATTGACTGCTTTGGGTGGCAAACTACGATTGGCACAGTGCTCTGTGAGTTCAGTGGCCAGCACTGCCACTGTGGCTGGTCGCTTGCAAGATGCCGCAGCCACAGTAAACACAGCCGCCACAATAACTACCGTGGCAGGACGTCGCAGTCCAACAGGTGCTGCCTTGAGCAGTGCCTTTGTGTTGGCCAGCAGATCAGGCGTACCTGGACCAGTTTATGGTGAGGCAGTGATTGCCGCAGCCGCCACTGTGAGCACCGCAGCCAGTCGCACTGCCCGCGCTGTGAGTTCATTGAACACAGTGTGCACCACAGCAGCCACAGCCCGTAAGACTGCCAGAGCCGCCACAGCCATGACCTCACAGTTTACCCAAACTGTGGCAGAACTCAAATTGCGTGGTGGGTCCGCAGGTCTCAACTCAGTCAGCACAGTGGTGCCCACTACCACATTCAGCCGTCGTCGTGGCATTAGTCTGAGTCTGACCTCACAGGCCACTGTGAGCACCACAGCAGGTTATCGTAGATTTGCAGCCTCAGCCGTGGCCTCACAGGCCACCCTCACAGCCCTCACAGGGGACAGTCGCACACGTGGGGCAGCCAGTGCATTGAGTGCTTTGGCATTTGAAGTCACCGTAGCCAATCTGTTGGATATTCGCACTCGTCGTCTGGTGGTCACGGACAACAGAGCCTATCCAGTACTGGCTGAATCAAGAAGTCTCTTGACCACACAAGCAAATCGTGTAAATACCACACTGGCAGAAGCCAGATTTGTTGTGGTTGCACAAGAAACAAGACAGGACATACTCATATGACAACACAAACAGGATTCAAACAAGACCAAACAGGCAGTTACATAGCCAAAGATCCAGGCGCAACACTAATCTACAGCATTGATTGGGGTCCTTGGATGGCCAATTCAGGTGCCACCATTTCAAACAGCACGTTCGCCGTCAGCACAGTACCATATACTGCAGCCAATGTGACCAAAGTATCAAACGGCATCTCTGGCAATGTGACTTTTGTTGAATTGTCAGGTGGTGTGGCAGGCAATGTGTACACAGTGACCAACACAGTGACATCAAACACAGGCAGCATAGATGTGCGCCGTTTTAGACTCAAAGTTGAGCCAAGATATCTATGATACAAAACGAAGAGTTCGTGTCTGATCTTCCCGCAGAGGCACCTGAACAAAGGGCCGCTGTCAAATGGGAATTCCGTCCACGCAAGAATCCCAAATGGGGCACTGTGACCAAGGCAGGCCTTGTGATAGGCAGAGCACCAAACCAAAGGGTAGTAGATCCTGATGAAGTGTATCGTATGAGTCTGTTGGGTTGCACCATGGAAGAGATGGCACAGTTCTTTCAAATAGATCGTGAAACTCTCAAGTATAACTTTTGGGACTACATCAAGCGTGGTGAAAGTGAAACCCGTCAGCGGTTGAGAAATGCACAGATTGAACTGGCACTCAAAGGCAATCCCACCATGCTGATTTGGTTGGGCAAACAGATGCTGGGACAAAGTGACAATCCTGTGAATCAGGATGACAGCAAGATCTTGCCTTGGCAGGATCAGGTGGACAAAACGCATGAGTCTTAACCCAGGACAACAGGCAGTGACGGCCAGTGACGCACGTTTTAGAGTTGTCATAGCTGGCCGCCGTTGGGGCAAGACACACTTGGCCATACGTGAATTGGCCAAGGTGTGCCGCTTTCCAGACAAGCGGGCATTTTACGTGGCCCCCACATACCGCCAGGCCAAACAAATTGTTTGGGACACACTCAAGTACCGCCTGCAGGATCTGGGCTGGGTCAGAGGTGTGAATGAAAGTGATTTGACAATAAGGTTGATCAATGGAAGTACAATTAGCCTACGCGGCGCAGACAATCCAGATAGCCTACGCGGTGTTGGCCTTGACTTTGTGGTCATGGATGAATTTGCCATGATAGATCAAAAGGCCTGGACTGAAGTGTTGCGTCCAACCTTGAGTGACAAACAAGGCTCAGCAATGTTTATCTCAACACCAATGGGACAAAGCAATTGGTCCTATGATCTGTATCAACGCACCCTACAGGACCCAAACTGGGCCAGTTTCCAGTTCACCACCCTGGAGGGTGGCAACGTGCCCGTAGAAGAAATTGAACAAGCACGTAGAGATCTTGATGAGCGAACATTCCGTCAAGAATACGAGGCCACTTTTGAATCTGCAGGCAACAGAGTTTACTATGCATTTGATCGTGCTGTCAATGTGCGAGCAGCACCTGCGGGTCTGGAACACACAGTGATCTACACAGGTTGGGACTTTAACATTGACCCAATGAGTGTGGTCATTGCTGTTAGATCAGGAGAAAGTCTATATGTCACAGACGAAATCAGTATGTATTCTAGTAATACCCAAGAAGCAGTGGAGGAAGTTCATCAGAGATACCCACGGGCCAGAGTCTGGGCCTATCCAGACCCTGCCAGCCGCCAAAGAAAAACTTCAGCAGGTGGTGCCACAGATCTTACAATCTTGCAAAACGCAGGATTTGTAGTCAAGGCTCCCAACGCACACACACCTGTGCGTGACAGAATAAATGCAGTAAATAGTAGATTGCGAAGCGCATCAGGAGAGGTCACACTGTATATTGATCCCAAATGTCGCCGTCTGATTGAAGGCCTAGAACGTCAGACCTACAAGGCAGGTAGCACAACTCCAGACAAAGATAATGATTATAATCACGCCAATGATGCATTAGGATATATGATAGATTATATGTTCCCAGTTCGTCGTGATAGAGAACCCATAGCGGGCACTCAACGATGGACACATCAGATAGCAAATTAACAAGGACACAAAGATGAATCTAACCTTAACACAACAATACCTAGCGGCAGTCAGTACCAACCAACTGTATATCAGAAACAGAGATCGCTGGCAATACCTGCTGGATGCCTACATTGGTGGCATCAGTTGGCAAGAATCAGGTAATCTGACCAGATATGTCAACGAAACTGTGGCGGAATACAACAGTCGTTTGGTCAGCACTCACCTGGAGAATCACTGCAAGAGTGTGATCAGCACCTATACCAGTTTCTTGTTTCGTCAAGAGCCTGATCGTGAACTTGGGGATTTGGAGTTAGATCAAAGCATACAATCATTCTTGGAAGATGCTGATATGGATGGACGCAGTCTTAATGCGTTTATGAAAGAAGTGGCCATATGGTCAAGCGTGTTTGGTCACGCCTGGATACTTGTGGTCAAACCCAACACAGGATCATTGACCAAGGGCGATGAATTGGCACAGGATGTGCGTCCTTATGTGAATTTGGTTACACCACTCACAGTCACAGATTGGCGCTGGCGTCGTCTGGCCAATGGTCGCCACAATCTTGAATACTTCAAATACATTGAAGAAGGCAACGAAACTGTCAGCACCATACGTGAATGGACCACCACAGAAATACATACTTGGATTGTGGATCATCAAAGCAAACACGTTATGGAACACTACACAGAACCCAATCCCCTGGGCGAAATACCTGCCATCATTGCCTACAATCAGAAAAGTCCTGTGCGTGGCATTGGTGTGTCAGACATCAGTGACATTGCTGATGCACAGCGTTTTATCTACAATCTCAACAGTGAAGTAGAACAAAGTATCAGAATCAATGGACATCCTGCCTTGGTCAAAACAGCAGGCACTGAAGCCTCAGCAGGTGCAGGTGCCATTGTGCAGATAGAAGACAATTTGGACCCAGGACTCAAACCCTACATCTTGAGCGTGAGCACAGACATCAACAGCATATTCACTGCCATCAATCATGCCACAGATGCCATTGACAAAATGGCCAACACAGGATCAATTCGTAGCACAGAAAGTCGCAGAATGAGTGCCGTGGCACAACAGCAGGAGTTTGAGCTGTTGAACTCAAAACTGAGTGAGAAGGCAGACAATCTGCAGTTGGTAGAAGAAAACATCTGGCAATGGTATGCATACTATCAAGGTCGTACTTGGTCTGGTAAAATTGAATATCCCAACAGTTTTAACATTCGTGACACCGCAGGTGAAATAGATGTGCTACTCAAAGCACGTCAGGCCGCCACAGACCCACGTGTGTTGGTCTTGATTGATCACGAGATTGTGGACCTGTTGGGCGAGGATGCTGATGTGATCTTGCCTGAGGTGCAGGCCACAGCCACAGCCACTGTGGCCAGCACTGAGGGCGAACATCCTAGCCTGGCCAACTCAAGTCAGACAGAGCGACTGGCTCACATACAGACCATGTTGATGGAAGGTTATGCCAATGATGAGATCTTGGCCCTGCATCCTGAACTGACCTTACAAGACATCGTTGACGCTGGCGCAGAAGCCGCAAGAAACAATAACTAAGGAGTTGAACCATGAGACCACTACCCACACGCGGATCACGCACTGAAAAGAATAAGAAGCGTCCAAAGCCACCACGCAAGCGAGGCTACTAACATGGCTCGTAGATTAACCAAGTGGCAGACTCTGGCCACCAACTCATCCACAGCACAAGCCACCACAGCCATTGGTGATACCACAGTGACCATTATGAGTAGTTTGCAGACTCATTTCATTAAGATCAATGGCACTGCTGACAGCACCAGTATCGTGATTCCACAGGGTGCAGTAATAGACGTTGAAATACCCATAGGAGCCACCATAAGTGCTTTGACACACAGTGGACAGGGACATATCACAATTTTATATTATTAAGGAGCAACAAATGCCAATACACAAAGCCAAAGGCCCTAGAGGCGGAAAAGGATACCAATATGGTACACATGGTAAGGTTTATCCTACCAAGGCTCAGGCCATCAAACAAATGGTAGCCATAAAGATTTCAGAAGGCAAAATTAAGCCCAAGAAAAAAAGCAAATGATAACTCGTGAAGAATGGCAAGAATGGATAGAATTCAGCGTTCTGTGCGGAGCCATGGTCACATGGAGTCTGTACTGTTATCGTTGGTTTCATTGAGGTCATCAAGCAATTCATAAATAGAATACACAATAACTCATTAGGAGGCGATGCAACAATGTCAGATAATACATTGGCTAACGATACGGCAACTGATGCCACAAGCGATATTCTTGATAATCAGGCTACAGCAACCAAGACTTACACGCAAGAAGAAGTAGACAATATGATGGCCCGTATGAAGGGTTCATTGCAGAAGAAACTTCTTAAACCCTACGAAGATCTAGGTGATCCAGACGAATTACGCAACCTTAAAATGGAAGCAGAACGTCGTCAACAGGAACAACAGATCAAGCGCGGCGAGTTTGAAAAGACTCTGCAAGAATTGGCTGCAAAAAAAGACGCTGAAATACAGAAGAGAGATTCAGTCATCAAGGAATACAAAGTCAACACACCTTTGCTATCTGCGGCAGCACAATATCGTGCAGTCAATGCAGATCAAGTCAAGGCACTGCTGTCAAACGCAGTTAGACTCAACCAAGATGGCGAAGTAGAAGTAGTAGATACCAAGGGCACGGTGCGTTACACAGATGCAGGCGAACCCCTGGGAGTGGCAGATCTTGTCAAGGAATTCCTGGATGCAAATCCACATTTCGTGCAAGCCAATCCTGCAACTACCAATACCAAAAGCAGTATCTCCTCATCTGCACCAGGCAAACTAGACATTACAAAACTGGATATGAAAAATCCAGAACACCGTGAACTCTATAGACAATATAGAAAAGAAAACGGTATAGCCTAACACAAGGAGAATATTATGGCTGTTTCAAATACAACAACACTGAACGATCTATTGCCCAGCATCGTTGCAGAAGCATTATTCGTGGCAAGCGAAAAATCTATTATGCGTGGATTGGTTCGCAACTACACCCTGGCACCAGGACAAGGTAAGACTGTGACAGTTCCTATCTATCCTAAGGTCTCAGCGGCAGCATTGACAGAAGCCACTGCACCTTCCAGCACCACTATCTCTACAGATGGCGCCACACTCACAGTCAGTGAAGTTGGCTTATTGGCCACTGTGAGCGATTTGGCTATTATGTCCAGTGCTAGCAATGTGGTCAGTGACATTGGACGTCTAATGGGTGAAGCAATCGCTCGCAAGATGGACACTGATCTATTAAGCAATTTCAAGAACTTTGCAACCACAGTTGGTGGTGCAAGCACAGCGGCTACTCCAGCATTGATATTCCAAGCAATTGCCAAACTTCGTAGCCAAGGCTATGACACAGCCAATGATTGTGCCATCGTTCTACACCCAAATATTGCCTATGACGTTGCCAGCACATTGACATCTACTTTTGCTGCCCCAGCAAGTATGATTGGTAATGATGCACTACGCAATGGCTTCATGGGTATGTTGGGCGGTGTTCCAGTGTATCAATCCAGTCTAGTTGAGACAATCACCTCAGCTGGTGACTATGCTTGTGGCGTATTCCACAAAGATGCATTGGGTCTAGCAATGATGCAAGACATCAAGATTGAAACACAGCGTCAAGCAGGCGTTCGTGGTTATGACATCGTTGGTAGTGCAATCTATGGACACGGCGAGTTGTATGACCTAGCAGGTGTTTACGCCTTGTTTGACTCAAGCATTGAGAGTTGATCACATTTGTCAATCAACACAAAGGGCCGTCACAGGCCCTTTTTGTTTTGTATAAATAATACGAGCCAGAAGGACTGGCCTCCAAGACAAGAGAAGGACTCACAATGTCATTTACAGCCGCATTTGCTACTCTGGACAATCTGCTCCAGGTAGAACCCACGATTCAAGACTATGGACAACTAGATTGGGCCGTAGAACTGGCCCGCAGTCAATCAGAAATCGCTCGTGTATTAAGTGTTCGTTGGTGGCCACAGTTCCGTAAAAGCAAATTTGAAGCAACCGCATTACTGGACAAGACTCTGTTGGATCCCACACAATGGACACAGGCCACTGTGTATCACGCATTGGCGTATCATATCTGTCCCAAACTAACCAAGTTCATACCAGAGACTGACAAGTTCCAAGTAATGATGGAGTATTACCAAGGTCGTTTTGAACACGAAATGGATCTGTGTATCCGTGAAGGTGTTCGCTATGATATCAACAACAACGCTGTGATATCAGAAGACGAACGGATTCCTGACACTTACTTGAGACTACGCAGATGAGCCTAAGAGAATCAGCAATACAGGCCACGGAACTGGCCCTACAACAAATACGTGATCCCAAATGTGTGTTGGTCACACGTGAGCCATTTGACGTAGAAAAATTGGCAATCACACAATTTCCAGCCCTGCTTGTACAGGCTGGCGATGAAGAACGACAGTCAGTGACCATGGGAGCAGTGGCCACAGGACGCAGAACAGGCAGCCTGATCATTGACATTCGCGGATTTGTTCGCGGCACTGAATTGGATCGTAGAC